TTATTAAATTGGGTGAATCTATAAATAGTAAGTTAAGAATAATAACTAATGAGACGAAAAAATTAGAAATTTTAGTTGGAGACGAAAAAGTAAATTGGGAAATAAAAATTGAAGAATCAACTGCTAGAAAAAAAGTCATTAATAAAGAAGTAGATGAATTAACTCTTAAGCTGAGAGATTATTACAAAAAAGAGTGGGAGAAAGTTAAAGCAGGTCTGTAGGAAATAATTATAGATCACTCACTGAGTGGTCTATTTTTATACATAAAATTACATAGGAGGTGAATAACATGATAAGGAATCCAAAACATCAGGTTTTTGCTGATGAATGGCTGATTGATATGAATGGTACGAGAGCGTATAAAGTCGCATATCCAAACATAAAAAAAGACACCACAGCAAGAGTGAATGCAAGTAGACTGCTAACAGATGCTAACGTGAAGCAATATATTGATGAACAGCTAGAAAAGATGCAGAACGAAAGAGTTGCAGATGCACAAGAGGTACTAGAGTATCTCACTAGCACCATGCGTGGTGAAAAAATGAAAGGTGTTTATAATACCGAAACAACTAATGATGAAGGGGAAATATTTACGCATCAGAAAAGCTATGAATATACTCCTAGCACTGAAGAGAGGACTAAAGCAGCCGAATTACTTGGTAAACGTCATGCGCTGTTCACTGACAAGCAACAAATAGAAGTTACTGAAATGCCAGTATTTGTTGATGATATCGGTGATGATGATGGTTAAGAAAAAACTATCAGAATTATTACCGAAAAAATTTCATTCGGTATGGAGAGCCACTCTTAATTCGGACATACTCAATATTGTTTGTAAGGGTGGACGTGGTTCTGGTAAATCATCAGATATCGCACATATTATTACTCAATTACTTATGAGGTATGCTGTCAATGCGGTTGGCATTCGATATGTTGATAATACATTAGAACAATCAATCTACGAGCAAATGAAGTGGGCGATTGAACAGCAAGGGGTAACGCATCTATTTAAATTTAATAAATCGCCGTTGAGAATCACATACATACCTCGTGGTAATTATATGATTTTCAGAGGTGCCCAAAATCCTGAAAGAATCAAGTCTTTAAAAGATAGTCGGTTCCCGTTTGCGATTGGCTGGATTGAGGAGTTAGGCGAGTTTAAAACTGAAGATGAAGTAACGACCATTACCAATTCACTTTTACGTGGTGAATTAGGAAATGGTCTTTTTTATAAATTCTTTTTCAGCTACAACCCGCCAAAACGTCGACAATCTTGGGTGAACAAAAAATATGAATCTAGTTTCCAACCTGAGAATACATTTGTTCATCACTCTACTTATAAAGATAATCCTTTTATTTCGAGAGAATTCTTGAAAGAAGTGGAGGCAGCAAGAGATAGAAATCCTTTGCGTGCTAGATGGGAATACGATGGTGAAGCAATCGGTTCTGGAGTAGTTCCATTCAGTAATCTAAAAGTGGAGAAAGGCTGTATAACTGATGAAATGGTTGCTAACTTTGATAATATCAGAAACGGTCTTGACTTCGGTTATGCTACTGATCCGCTAGCATTTGTTAGATGGCACTACGATAAGAAAAAGAATGGCATCTATGCTGTTGATGAAATCTATGGAGTGAAAGTCAGTAATCGTGAGTTTGCCCAAAAGGCGAAAGCAAAAGGTTATCAGTCTGATCGTATTGCATCGGATTCAGCAGAACCTAAATCCATAGCAGAATTGAACAATGAACACGGAATGAGCCACGTATTTGGGGTTAAAAAAGGCCCCGACTCTGTGCAGTATGGCGAGGAATGGTTGGATGATTTGGATTTTATTTGTATCGACCCACTAAGAACTCCCAATATAGCCAAAGAGTTTGAAAACATTGATTATCAGACGGATAAAGATGGCAATCCTAAGCCAAGGCTTGAAGATAAAGATAACCACACAATCGATGCAACAAGATACGCTTTTAGCGAAGATATGGAGAAAAATAATGTGAGTTTCATTAAATTTTAGGAGGTGGAATGATTGTTTCAAAGCAGTTTAACATTGAGTCGATATAAAAGACTACGAACGAAATATTCTACGCAAATAAACGAAGAGCTGTTTGATCCAAATGACTTTATAACAGAGATGAAGCCATTTTTTGATGACAGAGAGCGTAAATACAAAGCTTATACAAGTGAAGAAAATGAGATTGATAGCAGACCTAAACCAAACACAAAAATTATAAAAGTGAATAATAAACTTCACGCTGGCTTATACAACACCATTGTTGATCAAGCAGCTGATCATTTCACAGGTATCCCAGTTAAATGGGATTATGATATTACTGAACAACGGAAGTCCTTAATTCAAAAAACAAAGGATTTATTTTTAGGTAACGTCAGCGCGAAGATAAAAGCACCTAAAGAATTCGATAGACTAGCAGAATTAGTTAAAGAAATGCGATTCGCAATGTTGGATTCAGACACGGCAAGATATCAAGGCGCTTGTGGGGTTGCTTTTCGTTTGTTAGAACCCGTTGAAACTGAGGGAGAGTGGCAATTGTGGGCATGTAATGTTGAGCCTTGGAGAGCCGAAAAATATGAAAATGCAGATATTTTCATTCGAGAGAAATATGACACACACCAAAAGAAATTTTTCGAAGAAATGAAAGTTGTTACTAAGAAAAAAATCTTAACGTATAACAGATACGTGGAAACGAATTTAATGAATGCGGCTGAAACATTTAAATTGACATCAGAAACTGACAATCCACTAGAAACATTCTACCTATCAGAATTTAAAAACAACACGAATCGTTATTGCGATTTTGAAGTAGCAGAGGAACTTTCTGATGCATTTGACAGAAGCCTGTCTGACCAACAAAACGAAGTTGAACAGTTTAAACTTGCTTACATGGCCATTAGTGGCTCGCGATTGGATGAAAAAGAAGCACGAAGAATGATGGAGCAATTAGGTATTATTAACTTGCCAGATCCACAAGCTAAGGTTGGCTACGTAACGAAAGATATTAACAAAGATTTCAACGAGTATCATCTTAATCAGTTGAAAAAGCTTTACTACACAGTCACTAAATCAATCGACTTCAACGATGAAGTATTTAAATCCAATAGCTCTGGTGAAGCTCGCAAGTGGCAAATAATAGCACTAGAAGCCAAAACAAACACGAAAGAACAGTACTTCAAAGAAGGATTAAAAGAAGTTGCAGAGACGATGGCAGCTTTTATAAAATTTAACGATAAATTAGAAGTAGATGTTTCTAAAATTGTGTTTACATTTAGTCGTAGTTTGCCAACCGACATTGGATATCTTGCTGAGGCGTTACCTAAATTAGCACCTTATGTATCAAAACGTACTATCATTAATCAAATTCCATTCGTTAAAGATCCGGATTACGAGGCGGACATGATGAACTTAGAACAAGGGCAAAACTATCCAAGCGGGGAATACGGCAAGCTAGGCGGTGCGGATAATGACGAAGAAGAAAACAATGGCTAGTGAACGTTATTGGGAAAAACGCCGAGAATTAGAAGACAAAGCACGTTTGAAACTAGAAAAGAAAACTCTTAGTGAGCTTGAATCAGTTTTTGAACGTGCTTTAGTTAAAATTCAACGACAGCTATTGTCACAAGCGGATTTACACGACATCACACAAAGCGAAATGCTAGAAGACTTTAGCAAACGAGACCAAGAAAAGTATCGTAAATATATTGACAAAAACTATGAAAAGTTAATGGAATCAGATGAAGCTTATAAGGAATTCATAGATGAGTATTTCCCATCTTACGACTATACAAAAGTCAATCGTCTATTACAATTACGAGCAGATATCTTTTCAACGTTAGCTGATGAAGCAATCGCAAGCGACGTTAACGGTAAATTTAATAACGACTTAGAAAACATTACAAAACGAATCTACAATTCTAATTCTAATGCGTTGATGCAATTATTAGGCGGCTCTGCTTCTGGTTTATCAAAAAAAGAGCTGGAAAACATTCTGAATTATCCATGGAGCGGCAAAACTTTTTCATCTCGCTTGTGGGGCAATATTTCAAGTTTAGAGCAACGTCTAAGTAATTCTATTATTAATTCTTTAGCAAGTGGCGAAGGTGTTTTAGAAGCTCTTAGAACGATGAAAAACGATGGTGTTATTAGCGGCATGTTTAAGTTAGAGCAGGGAAAGTTTAATAGATCGATTGAAAATCTTGTCAGAACGGAATATTCCCATTTTGCTGTGGAAGGTATTCGAGAATCATTTAGAGGGGCTAACGTCAAAGAATCAGAAAGTTGGTCTGCAGAGGATGAACGTGTTTGTTCCGTTTGTGGCGGATTTCATGGCCAATTAATTAAGAATGAACATCCTCCCTACCACACGTTGTGCAGATGCACAGAAATACCAAGAATTCCAGAAATAAGCGATGATATTGACGCTTTGTATGAAGAAATGTTCGGTGATCTGTTAGACGAATTCGCAAGTGATCAGTGGGGTGTTAAGTTGAATCATCCGCAAGTGTCTATAAAAACTAGTATCTTTGATAAAACAAATATGGCAAAATCAATTGGTGAAGAGAACTATTTGAAGTTTATAGAAAGTTTAGATTCTATAGATAATACTCAAATTAAAGAACTGCTAAATCGTTTAGGGAATCGCTTCAATTTTAAAGACATTTCAGAATCAAAAAGCTTTGTTAATGGTAATGATATACAATTATCAAAAGAAGCGTTTGACGGCACTAAAAATAAAACTCAAATGCAAGTAGTATTTCATGAACTGGGTCATGCTATAGATAATATCGGTGTGGAAATGTTAGACAGTGATTTTGATCGCATATCTGTAATGCCAGAATATAAATTAAAAAATGCAATAAAAAAAGATTTATTAAACGTTTTCAATAATGATTTAAAAGAAGCAAATGGAGATAATTATCAACAAGTCAAAAATCTAAAAAAACTTTCTGTTTTTGATCAAAGTGCTATAGTTAGAAAATATAAGAAACTATCTGAAATATCTCCGAAAGCATACTCTGCATTGTCAGATATGATGGAATCCACAGGTGGTTTTATAGATCACCCGTTAGGATTTGGGCACGGAACTAAATACTGGAAAGCATACGGAATGCAAGAAACAGAATTTTTTGCTCATATGACTGAAACCGTTGTTAACAAAGAAGCTAAAAAAATGATGTACGAAGTCTTTCCAACAGCATCGAAAATATGGGAAAATATGTTAGATGACATCTTAAAGGCGGTGAAATAAATGTTCAGTTGCGAAGAGGGTGCATGGTCTATTATTGATGCTGCAATTAAAAAGTATGAACAACATTTTCATGATGAGTTTCCAATATATGAATATATCGATGTAACAAAGAGTGATGACTTCGATTTTTCTATTCCAGGTGCTAAAAGATTAGCGATACTCATCGATAAGCATATTAAAGAAAATGAATTGGTCCACGTCCCGTCAGATTACCATAGCAGACTTTACTAAGCACTTAAAGGATAACTTTGAGTGCTATTTTTATACCCTAAATTGGAGGTGAGGTTATGAAAGGATTATTCGAAGCAGTGTTGAATCTAGACGTTTTCAACGGTACAGAAAAGGCCTATAAAAAAGCTTTTGAACAAGAAAACGAACGATACTTAACCAAACACACTTTGAGAGACGGCAACGGTAATATCGTCAAAGATGAGCTTAAATCAGTTTGGGGTGGTAATTATTGTCACGTTGATATTTTGTATTCGTTACCAGGTAAAAAAAGTAAATTAACTATTTCGATTGTGTCTAGGACTCTACAAAATGTAAAAGATGCTGTCACTGATTATCAAATGCTAGGCGCTGAACTGGTCCATAAGAATTGGGAGTGATTAGATGGATCCCTATGATTATTTAGATGCAGACTATGAAGAGCATTTACTAAGAGAAGAAGAGCAACTAAAGTCTGACGAAAGTTAGGCTTTTTATTTTGTCCGAAATGACGGTAAACTAGCGCAATGCTGGGCTTAATTGAATGGTGGGGCGCAATAAATAAATCTAAAGCAATGCGGGGCGTGCAAACGAATCGTGGGGCGAAAGGAGAAACAAAATGAAAACAAAAAAATTATTACCAATGAATTTGCAGATGTTTGCTGATGGTGGGGGAAATGAATCAGAGTTCACTATTGATGATTTTAAAGCATTTGTCGAATCGAATGAAGATGCACAGAAATTCATTCAATCTCAATCACAAAGTGCTGCAGACAAACAATTAGAAGCTTGGAAACAGAATAACCTTGATAAGCTAAAACAGGAAGCTGTGAAGCAATATGAAGAAGCTAAAAAGAACAAAACACCAGAACAGCTAGAACTTGAGAAATTAAAAGCTGAGTTTGAAGCGGAAAAAGCTAAGAGCCGTTCGAACGAAAATAAAGCTTTTGTAGCTGAACAAATTGCTGGGTTAGATTTGGATAAAGAATTGAAAGATTCAATTTCTCAATTCATGTTAAACACTTTAGTTAGTTCAGATACAGAGTTCACACAAAAGGCTGTAGAGTCATTCACAGGTGTTTTAAGCACCATCAATGAAAAGCATGCTGAAGCAATTAAAAACATGGAAATGACAAAAGCATTCGGTAATAAGCAACAAACTAATGCGACTAATGGTAATCAGTCAACGCAACCGATTGAAAATCCTAAAGAAGCATTAGGTCAAAAATTACAAGCATTTAATTAGGAGGAATTTATAAATGAAAAAAACTACAGTAAATAATCTAGAATACTTAGATATTTCACAAGAGGTAAATGCATTACAACGTCCGTCAACACCGTTTCTAAGTTGGTTATTAGGAGCTGGTAAAACTAGCCCAGCAACTTCTACGGAGATCAAATGGCGTGAATCAGAACTTGATGGAGAAGATTCATCTGCACAATTAGAAGGCGGAGAATACAGAGATGCAGATTCAGGGCGTAAATGGTTCAATAACTACACTGAAATTTTCCGTAAATCTACTTCTGTTTCAGGTACATTAGATGCTATCAATGTAAATGGGGTAGGTAGTGAATTAGCTAATCAAGTATCTCAACGTGCATTAGAAATGAAGTTAGATTTGAACAAAAAGCTATTAATTGGTGTAAAAGCTGATGAAAATGGTACTAAAGGTCGTCAAATGGCTGGTGTAATTAACTTAATTAACTCTGATAACTTAGTTAAAACGTCTGCAGCTGATGCAGTAACACGTAAAGATGTAGATAAAATGTTTAAAACTATGTTTGACAAAGGTTATGCAGGCGAAAAGCTATGTCTAGTTTCGACTGATATGGTTGATTTAATGACCGATGAAGTTGATAACGCAGGTACTAAAGTGTTTAATTTTGGAGATCAAGTCGCTTTTGGATTGCAACTAGGAAAAATTGTCTCAAATTATGGATCAGGTACAGCTTTAATTGAGCCATCATTACCAAGTGGAACAATGATTGCTTTAGACACAAACTATGTGGAACTACGCCCGTTGCGCGAATGGCGCGCAGAGGAATTGGCTAAAACAACTGATTCAAAACGTATTGGTTTAGTCGGCGAATATTCTATCGAATACAACGCTTCAAATTCAGGAGCTATCTTAAACCTTGCAACTGCAGCACCAGGTGAATAATTAAAAAGTAAAGGAGAATGATTATGGTTAAAAAGTCAGAGGTCAAAGAAGAAGTAATCGAAGAGACAAAAGAAGTAACTGAAGAAGTGAAACCTGAAACAAAAACATTCAAAGTTTTAAAAAATAAAAATTTCGTTGGTTTTGTTCATCCTGAAACACGTAAATTTATTACAGCAGTTGACGGAAAAATCGAAGTGAGTGTTTCTGATAAAAAAGCTATTGCAATTTTAGAAGAAGCTGCAGATTTAACAGAAATTTAGGTGATTATATGACAGACGAACAAAAACGAAAAATAATTGAATTGATTCAAACGATGTTGCCAAACGTTGCAAAAGAACGTATTTCGTCTGTCTTAGACCTTGTTCTTTTAGAAATCAGTTCATATAACACGTGCAAGATTGAAATTGATTGGGCGTTATTCAATTCGTTAATCACAGAGATTTTGTATCAATCACTTAAAAGCGAAACAGAACAAGCTGTAACTAGTGTTAAACGCGGTGATACATCTATTACTTATGCAACCACGCAGAATAACATAATAGCGTTGCTGGGTAATTACAGCGACACTATAAAACGTTTAATTGGCTGTGATAGTGGGGTGTTTTTCTATTGAATGAAGCGGATATTTTGGCAATGACCTATCTTGATACTTGTGTTATTGAAAGAATGGGTGATATCGAAAATCCTGAAACAGGTATTACGGAACAAGATTATTCACCAATTCATGATGGGAAGTTAAAATGCGCACTGTCTCAAAGCGGTCTGGGTAGCGCTGGAAGCTTACCAGTTGTTGAAAACAAAGGGACCTTTAATATCACTTACGAAGATCAAAAATTATTCTTAATGCCTGATGTAGATGTGAAAAAGGCCGACAGAATCACTGTCATTCAAAGTACAGGTCAAAAGCATATTTTATTTGCAAAGAAACCCTTTAACTATCCAAACCACATCGAAGTAACATTGACAGGAAGTGCAATCGATGAGTAAAAGTGATTTTAGAATGACCTCGAATGCTGACAAAGTTATTGCTAATTTAAAGAAAATGACACCAATTGCTGAAAAAGAAGGTATTGCGATGGTCAATGATTCCTTAGCGAAGATTTATCAGTTAATTGTACCTATTACGCCGATTAAAACAGGTGATTTAAGACGTGGATACAGAATCATTAAAGCTAGAAAAACATCAAGTGGTAGAATTGTTGGCGCCTTAATTAACAATGAAAAATATTTTAAATATGTAAACGATGGGCACCGAACTAAGAATGGTGGATTTGTAAAAGGGCGATTCATGTTGCAAAAGTCTTATAAATTAGCTCATGTAACTTATATTCCAAAACGGTTTAAACAAATGGCGATTGTCATCGCGAAGAAAGGATAGGGTATGTACGATAAAATTTTAATAATGCTTACTAGCAAAATAAAACAGTTCTCAGATGCTCCTATCTATCTTGATGATGTGATGCAATCGTCAGAACCGTTTTATTTCGTTTTGAGCATAGAGGAAAGTATGACTGATAACGTTGGTCAAAACGTTCAGAACAAAGCATATAACGTTGATATTGCGTTAGTTGATAGCAAGAAAAATAAACAATTAGTAACAAGCCTAACAGAAAACTGTGGGGCTTTTTTTAATGTCTTGAATTTAGATGGAAATGAACTATTTTCAGAAGATTATCAGACATTTAAAACAGATGGAATTCAACATGTTAATTTTAATGTTGCTTTTCCTCAATTAATCGAATGGAGTGAAGAATAGATGGCAGTTAAAAAAAATGTAAGTGTCATTTCTGTGGAGAAACCAACCTGGTTCCCACTAACAGATGACACAGGTACTTTCCCAATCTACGGAGAGCCAACAACAATCGGGACTGCAGTAAGTATTAAACCAGATGTTACAACAGAAACAACGCCTGACTATGGCGATAGTGTAGTTCAAGATCAGTACGTTGCATTTGGTGGTGCAGAAGTTACTTTGGAAACAAATGGATATCAAAATGAAGTTTTAGCTGAAATTACGGGTGGTGAAAAATTGAAAGGCGGTGTTTTACGATCCGCAGATGATATTGCACCAGATGGAGCATTTGCTTATCGCCGTCGTAAATCAAATGGTAAATATCGCTACACAATTTTTTATAAAGGCAAATTTGCATTGACTTCTGATGAATCATCAACTCTAGAAGGTAGTTCAGTATCTTACACTCATCCAGAGTGGACAGGTTCATTTGTTGATGTTCCTGGTGTCGGATACATGTATTCAGTCGATGAAGACGATGAAGGTGTTGACTTAGATATGATCAAAAATTGGTTTACTACGGTTACTAATCCACGTGAAGAGTCTACAAATCCTGTCAGTGGTGTAACTTTAGATAAAACGGAATTAGTTCTAACGGTTGGTGAAACTGCAACTCTAACGCCAACAATTGCACCTGAAAACGCAACAAACAAAAACTATTCATTCAAATCAAATGATACTTCAATTGCAACAGTAACACCTGTGCAAGGAAAAGTTACAGCAGTAACAGCAGGAACCACAACTGTTGTTGTCACTACTGAAGATGGCAACCATACAGCTGAATGCAGCGTAACAGTTAATGCATAATAAAATTTAAAGACGGCCAAGTGTCGTCCTATTTATATGGAGGAATAAAAAAATGGCAAGCAAATTACAAACGACAATTAAACTTTACTTGAAAGATGAAGAAGGCAATTTCACCACTAAACAATTCAAATCCGCTGAAATGTTACCAGGATCTGTTATGGAAGATGCAACAGAATTACAAGTAGAACTAGAAGAAATCGTCAAAACAAACGACATGGAGGAAATTCGGCCTGTCTTGCGTAAGTGTTATGACTTTATCGCAAAAGTTATTTTTGAAGGTCAATTTACGGGCCAAGAATTTCTTGACGGAATGGATGCACGTGAAATCTTAAAAATTACGGGGCAACTATTAGGGTCTGTTTCTAGCGGTTATGATGCAGTTTATTCTGATCAGAAAAAAAAGTAACAGATCTCCTTTATCATCCTCATTTTAAATTTAGTCCACAGTACCGAGAAGCAGAATTAAAAATTGCGTTACTTGAAAATGGGTGGACACTAAACGAAATTGAGAATACAGACTTGAACGAACTTATGAAGCTTTATGCGTTCAGAGATGCTGTTAAAGAATTTGAAGAACTTAAATTCCTTGATGAACACACAATGTTCTAAGAAGGGAGGGGGTACTTATTGAACAATGAAGACTTAGTCTTAAAAATGATACTAGATGAATCAGGATTCTCCCAAGGTCTAAATTCGGCAGTAAAAAAGTTGCAAGGTTTTGATGGAGAGGTTGACAGAACAGGACAAAAAGGCGGCCGCTCTCTTGGATCTATTTGGACGTCATTTGTTGGTAACTTTTTAGCCAGCGGAGCAACTAAAATTATCTCTAAAGGAATTGGGCTGATTACCAGCAACATCGATGGGGCCATTAATCGCGTGGATACGTTAAATAACGCAAACCGTGTATTTGAAAATATGGGTTTTTCAGCTGGTGAAACATCAAAGACAATGGATAGCTTAAAGAAGAGTATCCAAGGGTTACCTACACCTTTAGACAGCGCAATTAAAGGTGTTCAATTAATTGCTTCGTCTACAAATGACTTAGGAAAATCAGAACAGATTTTCGCAGCTTTAAATAATGGTATCCTCGGCTTTGGTGGGTCTGCAGAGATGGTAGACAATGCTATTATCCAGCTGTCCCAATCGTTCTCAAATGGTAAAGTAGATGCGCAAACTTGGAACTCAATGATTAACAGTGGTTTGGGTCCAGCGTTGAATGCTTTAGCGAAACAAATGGGGTTAACTGCTGGTCAGATGAAAGAAGGTCTCTCTGATGGTTCAATTTCAGTTGAAGAATTCCAAGATTCTCTAATAAAATTGAATAAAGAGGGCGGTGGCGGTCTTAAATCATTAGAACAGATTGCTAAAGATTCTACCGCTGGTATTAAAACAGGTTTAGCTAACATGAAGACTGCAATCGTTCGTGGTGTGGCTAACGTTGTTACTAAAATTGACGAAGGATTAAAAAGCGCAGGTTTTGGAAGTATTAGTGAAATCATTGCTGACAAAGGGGCAAAAATGGAAGCAGCTTTATCTAAATTTGCCGAGATGATTCCGCCAATGATTAAAACAGTCAAAGAGTTATATGATACCTTGGAACCTTTTGCGCCTGTACTTGCAGGCCTTGCTGGAAGTATCGGTACCATGATGACAATCAACAAGGTAAATAGCTTAGTCGAAGATGCAGTAAAAGGCTATAAAAATTGGCGTGCCGCTACTGAGGGAGTTACAACAGCTCAAAAAATTCTAAATACTGTTATGAAAGCAAATTGGATCGGCATCATTGTTTCTGCAATTGTTGGTCTGATTGTTTACATTGGTTATCTGTGGAAAACTAATGAAAACTTTAGAGAAGCGGTTAAAAATATTTGGAAAAATATACAAGAGTTTATCTCAAGCGCTGCAGATATTGTTGTAAAGGCTTGGGATTCCACAATGGAATTTTTCAGCAACATGTGGGATGGCACAAAAGAGGCTTTTTCGAATGCTGGCACATGGATGAAAGAAGCACCTGGAAATGCAGCCGACTGGGTTAAAAATAAGTGGAACGGTACCAAGGGATTTTTCAGTGGACTTTGGAATTCAACAAAAGAAGGCTCAAAAAACACATGGGAAAATATCAAGCAGGGTGCTGCTGATAGTGCTAAAAGCGTTGGCGAAAGTTTTAAAAATGGCTTTGATAATGCAAAAGACTGGTTTAAGGGTGTTGGAAAATCAATATCAGATGTTTTCACAACAGCATTTGATTTTGTTTGGAAATATATTGGTCCGTATGTAACAGGAATCAAAAATGCGTTTAAAATGGTTGTTAACGCTATGAAAGCGAACATTGAAAATGTCAAAATGATCGCTGAAAATGTCGTTACCATTCTAAAAAATGTTCTGTTAGCTCCAATACTTTTCATCACATCAATGATTACAGGTGGGTGGGAAGAAGCAAAAGAGAACATGATTGCTGTCTGGGATAATATTGCTGAAGCAGCTCAAACAATTTGGTTTGGTATTAAAAATATCTTTTATAACACAGTCACAGCTATTTCCTATTCAGTCACTTCTATTTTTAATGGATTGATGTTGACAATTAAAAAGATTTGGATTGATGTGAAGTTATTTTTCACCTTACTCTGGATTGACATTAAGTATGGAGCAATCAACGTTTGGATTGAAATTAAATATTCTATCATCGAAACGTGGATAAATATTAAATTTGAAGCAATAAGAATATGGGAAAGTTTGAAAACTTGGTTCTTCGAAACAGTAGAAAACATTAAAAATGGTGTGATCGATGGCTGGAACAACCTAAAACAAGGAACCATTGATACATTTAATGCAACTGTTCAATGGTCAAAAGATACATGGTCCAATTTCAAACAGTGGATTATTGATGCGGCGGTTGGAATAAAAGATGGTGTTGTTCAAACCTGGTATAGAATTAGAAATGGCACAATAGATACCTTCAACAACATGGTGCAAGGTGCTAAAAACGCATGGAATAATCTCACAAGAAGTGTCAGTGATACAGTGTCAAATGTAAAACAAACTTTTGAAGATTTAAAACATGTTGATTTATTTGAAATTGGTCAGAATATTATTCAAGGGCTTATTAATGGCATAACAGACAAGTTTAATAAATTAAAAGAAACAATGTTTAATATGGCTGATAATATTAAAAAATGGACTCAAAAGCAATTAAGAATATTTTCTCCTTCGAGATGGATGCGGGATATGATTGGTAAAAATATCGTGTTGGGTGTCGTTGCTGGTATTGACCAAGAAAAAGGAACTTTGGATAAATCGGTTAAAAAAATGACTGATTTGCCAACGGAATTACCGGATTTTTCTGTCACAGGTAGATATATTAGTAAACAGGAATCTCAAGCATCTAAATCGGATAAGAACAACAGCAATGCAACGACTACCTTTGGTGGTGATACCTTTAACATTAATTTACAAGCAATGGGTGAATTAGATGATAAGCAATTAATGAGCATGGCTCAAAAATTAGTTAAATACATTCAAGTCGTCAAAAATAGAGATAGCGATGCAGTAGGAGGTGCTTTTGGTGGAATTTAAAAGAGGTCAGTTTTTTCTTAATGGAAAACATAGCTCTGAATTTAATGTGTTTATGAGAGAAAGACCTGAACGACTTTCTGCTGGACGTGTAGTAGAGCTTAGGGAGCGAATGGGTAATGATTCAATAGCTGTTGATTTTGAGTATTATAAAAATGTAGAACGCACTATTACATGCTATGCGAAAGCAAGAAATTTACAAGAAGTATCTTTCTTAGAAGATGAAATCACGTTCTGGCTCGATATGGGAAACTACTCAGACTTTATCGTCTATTTTGATGAACATTACATCTATCAAGCCATCGTAACAAGTCCACCAAAGTTTACAGGAACAAGAAAAACAGGGATTTTAATTCCTTTTGAGTTTACTGTAAGTATCCGACCTTTCAAAAAAAATCGTATTGGCCAATATTGGACAAGTAATCCTAAACAATTAATAAACACAGAAAAATATCCTTCAGAACCTACTATTCAGATTTTTGGTTCTGGGGATATTTCTTTTTTCATCAATAATCAGGAATACGCATTAAAAGCGATTGCTGGAGACATCATTATTGATTCAGAAAAACAAGAAGCTTATCGAAACTCAGGTGGAGCTTTTGAAATTTTGGATCATAAAACACTTTTCAAAGATTACCCAATTTTAAAAAGTGGAGAAAATAATTTTCGCTGGACTGGAAAAGTTACAGAGTTTAAGGTTCAGCCTAATTGGAGGCGGAAAGTTTGATTCCAGTTATTTTTAAACCTGGAGAAAAAGATTTTACAACAAACGGCTTAGGACGTCTTATTGATGCGACACGTTGCGAAATCACTGAAGAAGCAAACGGAAAATATGAACTAGAAATGGACTATCCAGCGATTAGCAGATTTAGTGATTATTTCGAAAATGGCTATCAAATTAAAGCAAAGCCAAATGACTTAGAAGAATACCACATTTTCGAGATCAAACAAACGTTTAAAGATACGTTTACTAATAGTATTGTCATTTATGCTCAATCTCGTACTTATAAACTAGGAAATAGACAAGTAAGGCTAGTGACAGTTGATAATCGTAATGGTGCAGAAGCTATGAGATTAATCGAACAGAACATGGACGAACCATGCGATATCAAACTTTATTCTGATATTAACACAGCTTCTAGTACGGTATTCGAAGCTAGAAACGTACTTAATTGTATTGCTGGTGAACAAGGTTCTTTGCTTCAATATTGGGGTGGAGAAATCAAACGAGAACCTTTTAAATTATCTTTGTTAAGACGTAGAGGGCGAGATAATGTTGGAACTGTTCGTTATGGTAAAGATTTAAAAGGATTAACCATTAAATTTGATTGGCAATCAATTGTTACTAAAGTTTTACCATTTGCAGAGCTTCAAAGTGGTGCAGACGGAACTTCTCAACGGATTTATGGAGATGCGGTTAAGAGTGAATATATCAACAAATATCCAGATGTTTACGCTCAATACGTTCAGTTCACTGAAGATCAAGGAGTAAAAGATTCATCAAGCTTAAATAAAGTGGCAGGTAAATACTTCACTACATTATATCCAGGAAGTGATAAGCCTAAAGTTTCTATTGAACTAGAAATTGAGAAACTCACAGATTCAGAAGAAGCAAAAGAATTTGCTAAAATGAGAAACTACAATTTATTCGATACGTTCACTGTGTATCACAAGTTTTATGATATTGACATTCAAACGAAAGTTACAGGGATTGTCTATGATGCTTTAGCAGAAAAAACAATAAAGATTACTGCTGGAGATATCCAAGTTGCTTTTTATAAACAGCAAAGTCATGATTTTCAAGAAGCGATTAAAACCTTAACTAAAAAAGATTACATGAGTAACTTTATTGATTACATCACCGATTTAATCAATGGCGTGAAAGGTGGTAGTATTCTTCAATATCCTAAAAACAGGCCGCATACGCTTTATTTTATGGATACAGATTCCACAGATACTGCAAAAAATGTCATCGCCATTAATAACCAAGGTATAGGCTTTTCAACTACTGGATGGAAAGGCCCCTTTAGAAATGCTTGGACCATTGATGGTATTTTAAATGCTGACTTTATCCGAGCAGGTAAAATTAGATCGGATATTTTTGAAACGTCATTCAATGCATATGGAGATATTTTGCGTTTAGTTAACGGCGCTCTGCAAGCTTGGAATGGGAAAACTAAAATAATGGAACTAACCCGAAAAGGCATGGGGTTTTGGGATGGTTCGAGCCATGTAGGCAACATGGGGACTAAAGGAAACCCATTTCCATTATTAAACGACGCGAATGGTAAACCCGTAGTAACAGATGGTAAATCGTTGTTACTTGTGGGTAACAGTCCCACTAACATCATCGGTCTTTCTAACGAAGAAAGTACAGGTTTGATCATTAGGGGAGCTACTCAGTGGAATCTTGCTAATAACTCTTATTTCATCGGAAAAGGCGGTAACAAATCAACTATTTATGTTGATAGATTGATTGTCGGCGGTAAAGAAGTAATACCTGGTGATGGATCAGGCGGCAATGATGGTGATGTACCACCAGAGCTAACAACCGAAAAAGAGAAAAATGCTTGGGCGGTTTGGCAGTTCTTAAAATCAAAAGGCTACAGCGAACAAGCGGCCGCTGGAATTTTAGGAAATATGGATCAAGAATCTGGAATTATGCCTGATATTGATGAAGGCGGTGGCGGCCCTGGTTACGGTCTAGTTCAATGGACATCGCCAATTGCTGGCGAAAGCGGCCGTGCTTATGTGCAACGTTTGCTAGGTCAAGCTGGAATCAGTGGAGACTATCGAAATATTACCACGCAGCTGAAATTATTAGATTGGCATATGCATAATGGTCAATATATTCCTTCCGCGGCTTATCCATATTCCGTTGCAGAGTTCAAAGCATTAACAGATATTGGCACAGCCACGATGGCATTTGAAGCGAACTTTGAACGACCAGCTGTTACTCATCCTGAACGTATTCCATTAGCTCAATATTGGTACAACTTGCTGAAAGACTTGAAACCTAGTAAGCCAACTTGGATAAACCCTGTTCGTTCAAGTTATACGATTACACAAGAATGGGATGAACCAGACTATGCTAGTGGAGGGGCAGCTGGAATACATGGAGGAATAGATATTGCTTCAATGCCAGCAGGTTCGATGCCACCAGTGTACGTCGCAAGAAACGGTACTGTAATCACAGCTACTTATGATGGTACAGGAGGAAACTATGTAGTTATCCAACATGACGATGGTTACTACACGTATTATGGACACTTGGATTCGGTCGATTTAGCTGTTGGCGATAAAGTTACAACGACAAATAAAGTTGGAATTATGGGAGCTACGGGGACTGTTACAGGAGTTCACCTTCACTTTGAAGTATGGAAAGGCGGACAGTGGCAACGAATCAACCCACGTGATGTTATTAATTTTTAGAAAGGAGCAAACAAATGGTTAAATGGCAAGCAACACTAAGCACTACGGAGCCATACAATTACATTGGTATACAAAATGTTCGGCAAGGGAACCGAAATACCGAAGTTTTAGAAGCTATATTAGTTGAAAATGCTTTGCCACTTGATTTAACAGGTTGCGAAGTATTTTTTGAATCAGTTATTGATAAAAAGTATCCGATTCAACGAGCGGCAAAAATTGTGAATGCCAAAAAAGGGATTATCCAGTATACCTTTGATGAATATTCTATGCAGTCATTGCACAGACAGGAAGCATATTTCAGTATTCATAAAGGCGACAACCTGATTGGTGCAACGCAAAACTTTTCCTATTTTGTGGTGAATGCAGCTTCTAAAACAGAAGGTGAAATGGGTTCCTATTGGCAATCAATAGAAGATTTAATTGCAGATATGACCGCTTTTATCAATGAAAACAAAGGCGATTTTACAGCTTGGATGAATGCTAGAAAAGAAGAGTTTGAAAAGTGGCGCAAAAATCAACAAGATACATTTGAAGCTTGGCGGAACGGCCAAGAAACAGATTATCTAAAATGGTTCGAATCAATCAAAGATATTTTAAAAACTGTTGATCCAGGCGGAACAATGCTAGCCGAATTAATGGATGCACGTGTAGACATTCAAGGAGTGCGCCATAATTCGATTTCTGAACGTTTATTGGCAGATATGGAATATTTGTATCATCGGCTAGAGGAACGGCTATACACCATTAAATACGGCAATGTAAACACGTTAGAAATTTTAGAGGATGATTCATTTTCTAAGAATCATGAAGTTGAACTGGTGGGTACAGTCAATTTCCCAATCGAGGAAGGGGCGTTAATCATAGCGACAGTTGATGACCAAAAACAAAATGTTTTTACGATTGAAGGTGCAGATAATGGTTGATGCTAAAAGAATGATGGAAACTGATGAAAATGGTATTAAACGTCAGTTTTTTCCTATGACACACGTATCGGCAATCCTTGGTTTATCAGAGATAATGAACGGACAAGCAAAAGTTTTATCTGTCAACGGAAAAACTGGAGCAGTGATTATTACACGTACAGACTTAGATTTACCTAGTGATGGCGTGATGATTTCACAACAAGAGTATGACAAAATGGTAAAAATCATAGCCGATTATGAAGCTGGAAAACTAGGTGGTTCTGGTGTTGAGTTTGAAAAAGTAAAAGGAGATGAAGAATTAAATGCCTGATTTATACGTAGTGAAAAAAGATGGCGTAGCTATTGATGTACAGACTAGTACAGCTGGCGTTGTTGGATTGAATGAATTTGTAGATGGAAAGATTAGTGGTACTGGAGCAGGGACTGTTTCGTCTGTAAATGGTCATACAGGTGAAGTTGTTTTAACTGCTTCAGATGTAAAAGCGTTGCCTGACGCAACCATCATTCCAACAATTCCTGGCAATGCTACTGCTGAAAAAGATGGTTTAATGTCTAAAATGGATAAAGAAAAACTGGATGCATTACCAGTTTTTACATTTGAAAAGGTAGGTGACGCATAATGGCAGATATCGTTCAGTTAAAAGAAAATGGTAATGCGAAATATATGAAAACACACGTTGATGGGTTGGATGGAATTGACGGAAAACTTGTTAAAGCGACTGGAAATGAAACAATTTTAGGAACAAAGAATTTTCAAGATGGTTTACAGTTTAAAGGGTTAACTGTCCAAGCTGGCATGATTGAGCGTGCAATAACAATGGCTGATAGAAGTGATACAACAAATATCACAGATGTAAACGGAAAATTGACTCGAATTGGAAATATAGTTTTTTTAACCTTTAACTTTAAGTGCGATAATTGGCCTACAGGAACTGAAACACGTTGGATCATTACTATTCCGAAAGGTTACAAACGTGATCAAGGGTATCCTGCACAGACAGCACTTTCGCTTGTTAGGAACGCAAATCAACCAGCCGATGCCCGTGCTTATATTGATCAATCAAGTGTTGTGCAAGTAAAGTCTGGTAAAGGAAGTTCTTACGTGTCAGGAATGTGGATAACACCAGATGCGTGGCCAGTATAAGGAGGAAATTACAAATGAAAGTAATATACAAAGTATTATATCCAATGGGGTTTGAAAAACACGAAGTGGAGGATAATTTTCCAACGTCTTTACCTTTTGTAGAGATTGAAACGCTTGGAGGTTTGGCCAATGAACAGTCACAATTCTTTAATTTTTCAGAACAAAAATGGGAAGAAGCAGTCACGCAAGATTATTCTAAAAAATTAAACTTATTAGAAAATCTTGCGAATAGCTTAGAAGTTTCAAATAGCGAGTTAAAACAAGCAAATGAAAAACTAACTGCTAAAGCAGAATTGCTTGCACAAATCAATTCTAAGACTATGCTTACGTCGCTTCAAAATACTAAAGAAATTGATGCGATTAAAGAGCAAATCGGAGGTGCAAAATAATGTATTCATATGATGACATTAAACTGATGTACGACTGGGGCTTTTTCACGCCTGAACAAGTATCAGAATTTGTGCCTAGTTGTATTACAGAAGAGGAATTTACTAAAATGACAGGAAAACCGTTTAGCAAAAGCTAGGCGGTTTTTTGTTAAAGGGATGGAGACGATAACTTGAAAGATGAGCCTTTAATTGAAATCGTCGATCGTTTGGCACGAATTGAGACAAAGTTGGATAATCATGAACAATTAAGAGAGAAAGCAGACATAGCACTCTCAATGGCCAAAAACAATGAAGGCGATATTGCGGAAATTAAAGAGAATCAAAAGTGGACGTGGCGAACAATTGCAGGAATTGGGGTTTCTGTTGCTGTTTACTTAATCACGAAATACTTAGGAGGAATTTGAAAATGATACTACCAGACAAGTATTACAAAATCATCAAATGGGGAGTACTCACTGTACTTCCTGCTAGTTCTGTTTTAGTAGCAACGTTAGGCAAAGCCTATGGTTGGCAACAAACAGATATGGCTGTTTTAACTATCAATGCCATTGCAACTTTTTTAGGAGTAGTAACAGGTGTATCAGCATATAATTTAAAAGACAAGGAGTAAACGAATGAAAAAGAAAATTTTAGTTGGAGCGCTAGTCGCTCTATTTTTTATGCCTACAATCAATGTGGATGCGTACCAAGTCGAAACCCGTGGAAATATTAACGCAGGTTGGCCAATGACTATTAACCGATACATCATTGCGCACGATACTGCAAATATGGACGCTGGTGTAGAAAACGAAGCCAATAACATGCTTAACAACTGGCAACGACAAGAAGCGTTTACGCAATATGTTGTAGGTGGAGGGGGCCGTGTGCTTCAGGTAGCGGAAAACGGTCGTATAGCTTGGGGAGCAGGAGATGCAAACCCTTATGCTTATGCACAAGTCGAATTAGCCAATACTTCAAATAAAGCTATGTTTAAGAAAGACTATGCAGCTTACGTTAACTTATTACGTGATTTAGCACGTCAAATTAATGTGACGTTTGATTTAGACGATCCGACAGGTTACGGCATAAAAACTCATTTGTGGGTGACAAACAATTTAGGTGGAAATCACACAGATCCATACGGCTATTTGGCATCTTGGGGGATTAGTAAGGCACAGTTTGCACAAGATTTACAAACTGGATTGCCAGAAGATGGCTCGGATGTTATTGTAAACCCTGGCAAGCCTAATAAACCCAAATATAAAGTAGGACAAAATATCCGATTCACTACTATATATAAAAATCCAGACGCACCAATTGCACAGCATGTCAACGCAGATACACTGTGGACACAAGTTGGAACCATTACACAAAAACTAAATGGCCGTAAAAATCTATATCGTGTTGAAAATAGCGGTAAATTACTAGGTTATGCGAACGATGGTGATATTGCGGAGCTTTGGAAAAACAGTAAACCAGCACCAGCTAAAACATTCACTATTGGTGTAAATGAAGGCATTGTGTTGCGTACTGGATCACCTAGTTTGTACGCGCCAATTTACGGAGTATGGCCGAAGGGGTCTCAATTTAGATATGATTCCGTTCACGTGGCAGATGGCTATGTTTGGCTAGGTGGTTCTGATTCAAACGGAACTAGAATTTACATTCCTGTTGGTCCAAACGACGGCAACCCAGACAATACTTGGGGTACTGGATATTAAAAGACTTGTCTTTCTTTAGTCCTTAGTTTAGAATAAACTTACACTTATTAAATTTCTCTTGAGTCGCCTTCCCCAAGGTGGCTCTTTTTTGTAATTATGAAATTAAAGATTTGTAACATGAATTTAAATATTCTTGCCAGATACTTACCCATTGTGATATTATGTTATTCAAGAGTAACAAGTTTGTGAATAGTAGGTGTGGAAATGTCGAGTGAAGAATTATTTACTAAAGTCAACCTTTTTCTCACAACTTTCAAAGAATGTGTTTCTGATGGACATGTAAGTTTTTCTGAAGTTAATGCAAAAACAACTAGATTCTTAAGGGCATATGGTATAACTGTTGCTGCAATGCATAACTTTATCATAGAAAATATAGAAGAAAAGCATTATTTTAGAGGACCCTCAGAGCATCACAGAGCCTCGAATAGAACTGTGACAGAATTCGGCTTAGTTTGGGATGAAATAAAAGTGTATGTGAAGTTGGAATTGATAGCACAAGAGAATAATTTTGTTGCAGCATATATGTCTTTTCATCCTAGAGAACAAGAAATTGATTGCTTTCCATTAGACTATAAGGGAGAGGTGATTTAGTATGTCTAAAATTATAGAAAAGTTTTCATATGAAACTAATCAAAATGAAAGATACGAAGTAATTTTTTTAGAAGAAGACGTTACAATTAAAAACGATACATTTAAAGTCAAACATGAATATTATAAAAGAATATCAGATGATGAATTATTTGAACCATTTTCTAACCCAGATCAAAATTTAGAAAAAGACTATAATATTTACAGAGAAAGACACAATTTGTTATCTGCTAAAAAAGTAAAAGAAATTAGAGAAAAATACGAACTAACTATAAGAGATTTTTCAGTATTGCTGGGTATTAGTTATAGTAACTTATCTTCTATTGAGAACGGTAGTATTCAAGCTAATTATATTGATTCTTTGATACGACTAGCAGATGACCCATATGCCTTTTACAAATGTATTGTAAAAATAAAGGGAAAAAAAGTTCTTAAAGAAAAAGTATATAATAGACTAGAAAAATTATTGGAGGATCTAATATTAAATAGCTATTCTGAACATCAACAAATAGCTCAAAAAGTATACGGTTGTCAGTTAGATCTAAGAAATAATATTATTAGAATTGCTAACGTAATGGAGTTTGAAACTGAAAATCGCATTAAAGGAGAATTGAAATGGGAAAAATCAAATTCAAACGAATCAATAGTGGAATCGAATCTCTTCAGTTTGGCTTGGCCGAAATCGAAGAGAGTATATCAGTAAATGGACAATTTAAATTAGAGGTAAACAAAGAAGAATCAAAATTATTAAAATTAGATGCTCATGTTGAGCTATATAAAGATAAAAGTGAAGATTCTTTTATGCAACTAAATTTTTATGGTATTTATGAAACTGATAATAATGATCCTAATCTGACATTAGTAGATATAGATAATTCAACAGATTTATTAAAAGATATTGTTCCAGAATTAAATAGAGTACTGACGTTCATAACCAAAGAAGGGCTAGGATCATCATTAGAGCTTCCAGAAAATTTTTCGGAAATACACAAAGAGTCTTAAAGTAAATTAGGATTCTTTCAGGACCATTAGCTCAGTTGGTTAGAGCAAACGGCTCATAACCGTTCGGTCACAGGTTCGAGTCCTGTATGGTCCATAGTAAAACACCTACCTCTTTTTCTTATGAGAGATAGGTGTTTTTATGTTATGGCAATATTTTTTTGTTGAAAAATAGAACAAACGTTCGTATAATGTTTCTGATAGGAGAGTGTATCAGATGGTGAGACGAACTAAAAAAGAGTTTAAACCTTACAACGATTATGTTGACCGTCCTTTTGAATTAAAGTGGCCAACGGCGTTTCCGTTAGGCGAATTGACTGAAGCAATAAAGAGTACTGATGAATATCACGCTCGAAATATTGAGAGGCTACCACAGCAATCACAGCGACAAATAGAATATTTTTTAGATCGCTCTATTAAGCAAAACAAAGTGCTAGAGATTCAATTGAATTCGTTAGATGAATATGATCGCGTAAAACCTCATGTGTTCGGAGTTTTTCGTGGAATGGCTGAGTTTGATGTTGTTCTAATTGGTGAACAAGAAATCGATTTTTATGATATTAGAAACATTCAGATTCATAATTTCACCAAGTGGAGTGAAGAACATATACCTGAAGAAAATCCATTTGAAGAAGAAAATCCATTTGAAGAAGAAAAGGAACATTGCGAAACGATAGATGAATTCGTAGACGAATATTTCGAGGATGAATGGATAGAATAATATTATTCTTATTTGTGCCAAAAAATGTGCCAAAAATTTTAGAGTTCTATTTTTCTTTACAAAACAGAATTGCTATATTATAGTGATTTCGAACACAGAAGAACACAGTAAAATGATGAATAACCTTAGTCGGGAACGTAAAAAACACCTTTCAAATGTTTATTTGATAGGTGTTTTATTTTGTTTGTGCCAAAAATGTGCCAAATGGTTAATTACTTTTATAGATTTTATCGAATACAGAATCAATCATTTCATCATTCTTGTTATCTAGCTCTTTTATAATGTGTAAGTAAGTAGTTATCGTTGTATCTAAACTTGAATGCCCTAGCCTTTTAGAAACATATATAGTATCACAGCCTTGATACAAGAGAACTGAAGCATGTGTATGACGTAAACCGTGTAAGGTGAATTTTTTTGTTACACCTATTTCAGATAATTTTTTTCTCAAATATTTAGTTACCGCGTTATTAGAAATAAGCCCATTTTGAGAATTGTAAAATATAAAATTTTCAGGATTTTGAATCTCTAGTTTATCAAACAATTCTTTTTGAGCTTTCTTGTATTCTTTTAGTAGTTGAGCAGTATGAAAATCAATTTTTATTTTGCGTATAGAACTTTCATTTTTAGTTTTCCCCCAGCAATTCATCTTGTAATTCCACGTTTTATGAATATCGATTATTTCATCCTCGAAATTTATATCGTTCCAAGTTGTTCCTAGTAACTCTGCAAAACGCATACCTGTAGCACCAGCTACCACAACCATAATTGGCGATGCGTAGTGTGGGTCAATTCCTTTTTCAGCTAATTCCATTAACCGCTTAAAATCACCGTAATCTAAAAATTTATCATTTTTGGTTTTATCTGATTCTTTACCTTTAATTACAGCTTTTCTAGTTGGATCAAATAGAATAAGTCCTTCCTCAACCGCATCTTTAAGCGATGCTCTGATATGGTTATTAAATTTAATGACAGTTGACTTCATATGCTCTTCGGCAAACTTGTTTAAATATCGTTGGTACAATGGGCGGGTAAGTTGTGAAAGAATTATATTTGGCATATATCTTTCTATATTGTTGAGTGTATCCTTGTATTTTCTGTATGTTATTTCAGAAACGACATCTTTTTTATATAGATTCATCCAATCTTTAAAGTATTCAGACAACAAGATATTTTGTTTATCACCTTGAAGCCCTTTTTTTAAATTATATTCAATTTCATCAGCTGCTTCTTTGGCTTCTCGTTTAGTTTTAAACCCGCTTTTTCTTAATTTGCTATGCGTACCATCTTGTTTTTTATAAGATATTTCGTATTGCCAAGAATTTCCCCGCTTTATAAATCTAGCCATTGCCTATTCCTCCTGTTTTCTGGTAAAATAGGCATAGAAAATAGGCCTATTTTAGGTTTGTTTTATAGTTGCGTCATCTCAAACTTTGGACAGGGAGAGATGGCGCTTTTTTGTTTACTTAATATTAAACAGGTACTTTGTATTTAGCAGCTTTTTCAAAAGATACTAGTGGGCTAAAATGTATTTCAATTTCGCCTGTCTGGTTTAAACCGAAGTGAGCAACACAATCCATTTCTTTCCCAGGAGCGACTGAGCCCATTGTGTTATCATTTGGATAAGTTTCAGATTTTTTGTTGTCTGAGCCGTAAACTTCAACATCCATACCTACAGGGATATCTGAATCACCATCATTTTTTACAGTATAAGTAATTTTTACTACTTGTGCAGGTTGGTTTTCTTCAAATTGATTTCTTTCATCAGTTAATTCTACACTATTTAGTGTATATTCAGCATCACCAACTTTTACAGTGTCACCAATCTTATAGAAAGTATCGCTTTTTTCTTCTTTAGAAGATGAAGCAGAGGTTGAAGATTTAGTTACTTTTTCGCCACCATTATCACTTGCTTTATTACTATCTGATCCACCATTTAAAGCAGAACCAATAATTACAATTAAAATTACTGCTAGTATCCAAAACCAAACTCTTTTGTAGAAAGGTTTTTTTACTTTGTACGTTTTTCCATCTTGACCCATAACTTTTTTTGACATTTAAATTTTCCTCATTTCTTGTTATAATGTATTTGTGATCTCAGAAATGAGGTATGAGTCCGTGTTGCAGCACGGGCTTTTTTATTGTGCGTAAGAGTATTTTTTCTTGAAATAAGACTGGCAAACATTAAAACATTCTGGTCTTAACTTATTATTGATAGAGTAGAACTCCATGAAATTTTCTAATTTGAACTGAGATTCATCTGTCAGTTCGTTCTCAATAAAGATATTTAGTAAAATCATAATTGCGATTCTATCAGCTTCAGTTTCGAATTTTGAATGAAAAGTTGTAGAGTTATCGTACAATACTGAATATTCAAAATGTGAAGCAATGAAATTCTCTCACTCTCTAAATAGCAAGCTTTTTTATTTAACTCTTAAAGTCATTCCAGGATAATAACCCCAGTTTCCACCATTTAGCTCTTCTAATTGCTCAACAGTTAATCCGTGTCGTGCTGCAAAGTCACGTCCGAGTTCATTTTGTCCTAATTGGTCATAGACTGCCTGTTCTTCAGATTGTTCGGAATTTTGAGGTTCTTCACTAGGTGCTTGCGTAGGTTCAGCTTGTTGTTGTGGTTCAGAAGGTTGCACATCTGCTTGCTGCCCTTGATTGTTTCTTTCTATTAGTTGCTCCATCGTAATATTTCCAAGATAACTATAAACCTGTCCGCCAGCAGTTAAAGTGCCATCTGCATTTTTCACTAATGTTCTTGCAGTGTTATTCAAAACATATGACATTGTTTGATTACCATTCGCATCAATAGAAAAACTTAAATTTTGGAGTGGAACATTTGATTGAGTGGTGCTAGTCAGCGTTCCGTCAGCGTTTATAAAAAATAAATTATCACTTTGGGGGATACCCCAACCTCCGACAAAATCACTTAAACTCACTTGTGTTTGCGTTTCCTCCTCAACAAATGAAGTGGAAACGCTAGATGTTTCAGCTGTTGAACTTGATTCTTTCTCTTTAGTTTTACTAGATGAAACGATTGTAGTGGATGTAACAGTTGTAGATGATTCTTTTGTTTTTACTTCTTTTTTCGTTTCGGAAGAACACCCGGCTAACATTATTAAAGACAAACCTAACAAAATCATCTTTTTCATTTTCGATCTTTCCTTTCATTTTCACAAGCTCATTTTTACATAGTTTATTAATTTTGATGGATCATAATTATATCTAAATTGATTTATTGCTGTTCTGGCTAAACTTTGATTTAACAAAATAAATTTTGTTAAGAAATCGTATAATCTAACATAAAGTGCAGCTGCACTCATTTCAAATTCGTCACAGATTTGATAAAAAGACATTTGCTTTCTAAAACATTCTTTTAGAGCTTCATTATTAATCAAAGCAAGTGATGCAAAAATATTAGCTCGTAATTCTTTTGGTGCATCTTTTTCGGAATAACCGTTCCCATCTAATAAATCCGAGAAGCTTTGTGTTGTTTTTGATTTATCCATATCAAAATAATAGTGTCCCAATTCGTGTAAAATAGAAAAACGTTGTCTTCCTTCTACCATAAACGGATTATAAGAGATTCCGTAGTTTCCAAAAATATTTATTATGTTTCCAGATAAATATTTAGAAGCAACTTCACCAAATGAATAAGAGACAATTTCAATATCTTCAACATCAATTGCATAGTCTCTATAATGATCCCAACGTAAATCTTTTAACTCAATTCCGTAGTAGTCTGCAATTTTTTCAATAATAATGTAACTTTGATCATGATATTTAAAATAAGTGTCATAGTCTATATCCATAAGTAGCCTTCCAATCATTTATTCTTTAATCTATTTTTCATGAACTCAAAATACTCTTTCAGTTCTTCCTCTAATTTTTCTCTGTCTTCTTCTGGAATATCTTTGGTATCAATACGGAAGAAAGTAGAGAATTCTTCTTCCGGTTCGCCCTTATCAATACTAGGATTGTCAGTTCTTCCTAAAAGATAGTCAGTCGAAACACCAAAGTAGTCAGCAACCTTTTGTAGTTTGTCAGAGGCGGGGGAACTCGTTTTCCATCGATACAAAGAGTTTTTTCCAAAACCTAGTCGAGATTCTAATTCTAAAATAGAAATTTTTTGACTATCAGCCAATTTTTTTACTCTTTCAAATGTAGTCATATCAACCATCCTAGATGCTTAGAAAAAAGATTCTATACAAAAATATAGAAAATGCTTGACGTCTATATAAATATATAATATACTCTTCTCGTAAGCTAATTTATTAGCTAATAAGTTCTCAAATAAAACCAATAAATGAAACATAAAATCGTTGGGGAACGGTAAAAGTGCTGTCTCTTATTACACATCTGACGCTGCCGACGACTCCTTACGTGTA